AACCCGCGTGGGATTAACCATACGGATTGTTGCTCCAAGAGACTTCAAGAAACCAGAAAGTCCACCAACATGAACACCATCTTCGTTTAATGTTGGGATTGCCGAGAAGTTGCGGATAAAAAGATTTAATCCATCAACTATTAAAACTTTACTATTGCGGTGCAGATTGATTTGTTCAGCTTTCTCTGTTTCTATTTCCTGTAAAAGTCTTTGATACTTTTTATTCATTGTAACAATTCCATATAGTATTATGTTAATACCAACATACGAAAAAAATATGACATTGCAAAATTATATTTTATTTTCCCACTTCAAAATGTTCCCCTTAATACCGTTTTTATATTTCTTACCATTCAAATGTTGATAAATATGTGCAGAAGATATTGAAAGAATAGATGACCACGATGAAGTTATGTGTTTTTCCCCAATATGTTTTCCTGCAATGCAAACAACATATCCTTTGAAATAAGGGTTTTTTTCACCAGCAGTTACTTGACTTATTTTTTTCTTATGATTATCTGAAATGGGTATTCCTTTTAGTTTGCTAGGCCGTCCTTTCAATTTATCACTTACTTTCTTTTTCCATTGTTCCGAATGACGTTTGCCATACATAGGATTTTTTTCACCTTTCAAAATAACACCTTTACCGGAGTTCTGTAAATTATAGAATGATGGGTTATCCCCAGCATCATAATAATTTAACCAGTATTCTTCTCTTTCAACAAGATTTTCAAATGATGAACATTCTTCAATAATTTCTTTTTTGAAATTTTCTTTGCCATATTTTTTAATAGCATTCTTTATAGCAGGTCCTGATCCATAATAATTTGGATTATTATGACTGTCTCTACCGATATACTGTTTACCGTTGATAAGATTGGTTGTAATATAGATAACCATAGGAGTTCTCCTGTTTGTTTATAGTTAAACTTGTCTCTACTATAAATATCAAACAGAAAATTAAAAATGCCGAGTTTAATAGGAGTTTTTTTGTAGGAGTTGAGACAAGCTACTATAAACAACATAAACTCGGCAATTTAGATTTAACTAAAATTATACTTCATCTTGTAATAATGGTTCATTTGAAAGTGTTACATCGTCTATACGAGCTTCATCAAGTTTCTTATATTTCATAATTACTTTCTCTGCGATTTCATCATAAACTATATCATACAATTCAGGATTACTCATAATCTTTTCAACAAATTCTTTGGATTGAAATTTGATTATCTCTCCAGTTCTTTTGTCTGTCCATGAATACCATGCACCTGATTGTGAAACAAGATTGTGTTCCTTCATAACAGTTAGCCATGAAGAATAGTCATCTATACCACTATCAAAATAAACTTCATATTCACATTCACGAAGCGGTGGACCTACTCGGTTCTTTACCAATTTTGCCTTAACTCTTGAACCAACAATTTCATCACGACCTTCTCTCTTTGCTTTGATAGCACCGATTGAAGAAAGACGAAGACGAACAGAAGCATGGAAAGGAATACCTTTACCACCAGGTGTTGTCCAAGGATCAGAGAATGCTGGAGCATTGAGTTTCTGACGAAGTTGGTTTGTAATAATCAAACAAATACGCTCTCTACCGATAAGGTTTGTAATTTTCCTCATTGCCTTTGAAATGATAAGTGCCTTTGCCGTAGCATAACCATCCTTATCAAAGTCTGCAGCCATTTCTGTTTTAGTGGATGCACCGGCGATTGAATCAACTACTATTGTTACCAACCTATCTTTATCGGATGAACGAACTTTGTCAATGATAACATCAACAGTTTCAAAAATATCTTCTACTGTTTCCAATGGAATGTATAACATATCTTTTAAGTTCAAACCGATTGCAGATAGATATTCAGTTGCGATTGCATTTTCGGTATCAATATAAACTGCAAGACCACCTTTCTTTTGTGTGTTGAGAAGGGCATGGGCTGCCAACAATGATTTACCAGATTGTTCGAGACCTGTTATTTCAGATACACGACCAACAGGAAAACCACCATACTTGCGATTGGAAATGGCCAAATCTAACATAGTTGAGCCAGTTCCAACCCATTCTTTTACTATCGTAGGAGCATCGCTATCACCTTCAAGAAAGTAAGCGGTCTTAACATTTTGAGCTTTGAATTGTTTGTTTATAGTTTCGGCAATGAGCCCACCGAGTTCATCGGAAAGATCACTCTTTGATTTTGCCATAACACACCCTTATTAAAATAAATCATCAAATGTAACACCAACATCTTCAGCAGATGTAGATGGCTTCTCACTCTTTTCTTGTTTGTAATTCAAGTCTTCTGCAGGTTCTTCTTGTGATGAAGCACCCATCCAAGTTTGCAATTGAATTTTCAAATCATCATAAGATGGTTCTGGATACAATTCTGTAATCTGTGGTTGTGACTTAATTTTTTCAAGAACATCTGCACTTTCTGTAATAGGTGTTTCTTTTGGTTTAACACGAATACTTGTTTCTGCATAAGTCTTACCGGCTTCTTCTGGTGACTTAACGGTAACAACAATGTCACGACCAGATTTTGGATCAGACAAATCACCGTAATCAGGATCAACAAAGAAAGCAAGCAGTTCTTCATAGATTTGTTTACCAAATCCCCAAAACTTTACACCTTCATTTTCTTGACCACGAACAATAACCGGAACATAGATACGCATTTTGGGTTCTAATTTTCTACCCATTACCCAATCTTCTTTATCGCCAGTTTGTTTGAGTTTTTCTGCAAACTCAACCACAGGATCTGGGCGACCAAATGATGCAGGTGAAAGAATAGACCTCTTACCCAAATTGTAATGGAAATACAATTCGATAAATGGATTTTCTCTGTTGTGGATGTAGGGAACAATTCTGATTTGGGTTTCACCCGGATCGGGTTTCCAAATGTTAGATGTGCGATTGTTTGTGTTTTTTAGAGAGTTCAAACGACTCTTGATTGCATCTAGGTTAATACCCATGACGTTTCTCCAAATGTGTAATAAATAATGTTTAATCGTTACTAAAAGAATGTTATGTCTAATAGAACAATACTAATATATGAATTTAATGTTTAATAAGCAAGCAATTTTTTTATTTGTATAAATAAATATGGGAAACCAAAAGATTTCCCATTTTATCATTTATTGTATTTCATAAGATGTTTCAACCTACTAACAACTGTCTCCGGTAACTTTTCCACATTAAATGTATTATCAACCCATGCAGGAGCATCGTCTGTCTGTGGCATAACGTCACGCTTTGGAGCACCAGCAACTGGTGGACTCTGCTTCTTTAAGGTCTGAACATTACCCCAAATATAGTCCGCAATCGCTTCAGGCGTATCACCTTTATCATATTTCTTAAATACTTCAACAACCGGCTCTTTTATGTTATCAATTACATATTTTTTTAACTCACTCTCGCCAACTTGAAATAAATTCACACCACCACCGGCTGCGGTTGGAACGGTACCAGTTTGGGCAGCAATACCAATTTGAGTGGCTTTAAGTGCTTCAAGTGGTTTTTTTATGTCAGTTAAATCCAATGATTTTATTTTTGCAGTTGGGTTTATACAAAATACTTGCGACCAACGATGATGACCGTCAATAACAAATTTTCCACCACCACCTGTTACTATTGATTTTCCAGCAGGAGCAACAACACCACCTTTCAAATACATTTCAGCACTTGCAGGATCCTTCAATGGATAACTCAATGATTTGTCCATTACTACTTCATTTTGAGTTGGTTGTAAATCAGTACAAGCGGGCGAAATAGCAGATGTTTTTACAGGTGCAGATGATGAAAGTGATTTTATTGCATCAAGAAACTTTGGATCCTTTATGTTATCCCCAAGTTCTTTAACAAATGACACATAATCTTTTTTAAGAATAGTTTTCAGTTCTTCTTGTGCCTCATCCTCATGGAGTTTCACTTTAACTTCATTTACTAAATTTTTTAATGAATTTTTCATCCTTACTCTCTCTAAATTGTATTAACAAATTCTTCTTGTGTTTGTAGTTCTTCTGCTGATGCTTGACCGGTTTTTCCCCAATCTGGAAGAACTGCCATAATATGGAATGCCTTAGCACTCATAACATCTTTCATCCATTTTCCTGATGTTGGATTGTCTTTGTTTTTCAATATGTTTACATGATTTGCACCTGGAAAAACATACAGAGACATACCACTTGCTTTTGCTAACATTACCGAATGTTTCAATGGAACTATATTATCACTACCACCGTGAATAATTGCACCGTTACCACTAATTTCAGAACCAGTTAATGTTACAGTTGGCCATTGTCTATTCCATGCTGGAGCAACAAGGTAAACTGTATCTGGTTTCTTTGCACCCATTGATAGAGCTTGTAAAAGTATTGCTCCGCCACGCGAATATGCAATCAACGTTTTGGGACTTTCTTCATTCAAATATAAAATTGCCTTTTCAATATCTTCGGTTGTTATACTTGTTGAGTCAGAAAACGCAGGACATCCAGTATCTTGTTCCGGGCTTGTCCATTCTACATTACAAGCATCAACTCGCATATCTTTTGGTTTCATACCAAAACCGTGAAATGCTCCCTTATCTATTCCAACTTCTTTTAATAAATCAACCAACTTAATCATTTTTATCTTCTGTTGTTTGATATTAAATGTGTCCTAACTATTTCTTTTATCTTTTTACGAAGTTTATTTTTCAATCTTTCATTAACAACAACTTCGTTTTTTTCTTCTTTGCTAGCCATATTTTCTATTTGAGTATCTATTTTTTTTGACAAATTTTCAGCAACGGAATTTAATCTAGATAAAACAATTTCCAATACTTCAAAGTCTTCATCGGTCAATCTTTTTTTGATAAATAATCCAATTTTTTCTATTACCTTTCTTATATCAGCTTCATGTGCTTCCTTCTCCTCAGCAGTGTAAGCATTTGATTTCAGTGTATCAAGTGATTTATACAATACTTTTAATGTTGGGTTTCCAGAAAATCTTGATGATATTGATTGTAATTTTTCAGAAGTTTGTTTGTATTCATCTGAATCGGCAAATTTATTGAACCAAGAACGAATTGTATTTGCATTTTCATTTGGAAAGATAAATTGTAATAAATTTTTATTACGTTCTATCACGTTAGAAACATCAACAAGAACAATGTAGCTCATTGGACTTATTGCCGATACAGTTATTGATTCCTTTATTAATTTCTTTGATTTCATTTTATTTACCTACGGCATTAATGTTATATTCAATGTATTCTGTATAAGATATAAACTAACACTTGTCTTTTTATTAAAAAAATGTAACTTTCCAGATATTGGTTTTTTATATTGAAAACCTATTTTTTTCAATCCATCAACGATTTCATGTTCTTTATACATACTAGCATCAATAACATTATCCGGAAGTATGTTTATCTTTTCCAATATTTTTTTTAATTCTTCATAAATAGTATCAAACCCACTTCCTTCGGAAATAGATTTCATACTCAATTCATTCATAACTCTATTTGTTATTTCATCTAGTATTGTTTTTAATTTCATGGAATTAACTTAAATAGTTATACATAAAAATACTCATATAAATATCACCAGCTATACACTTTTACCAAAAATATTTTAACTACTCGAAATCCATCTTTGTTTTTGAGGAGTGCACAATTGCGGTATCTTTCCCATTCTATCGGATATGTTTTATCTAATACGCCATTGTTTAAGTTCATTATGAGTTCATTAAGAGCATTTATGGTGTATATTGTATTTGTTTCACGTTTTTGGTGAACCATTATTGAATTTGGGAGGAATTTTTTGTAACTATCCATTATTACATTATAGGACAATAATGAATCTTCTTTGGTTTCCAAAGACTTAAATAAAAATACTTTATTATTTAAAATGGAAAAATTTTCTTTTATGGTATCTATCGTCTCAGCTACGCCGTGTTTTCTCGTAAATGTACATACTAATTGTGTCTTCAATATTTCTCTCTCATTTTTTCAAATATCTACTCAATATAAATATCATCTTAAATTTGCAGAATACTACCAAAAGTGTCACCCGTATAAATTTTTACTGACATATTATCAGTTTCAAATGCAGACTGTAATACATCTATCAAATCCGTTTCATCTGGATGAATATCAAAAATGAAAGCATCATAAAGATACATCATAAACACCGACTTCTTATTCTGCAAATGTGGTAATATACTCTTTATCTTACGAACATTATATTCGGTTTCCAATGATTGAAGAATATAATTGAATACTTTATTTGGTGTAGCGTCTTGAATATCTCTAAATAGTTTTTCATAAAACCAAGATTTAACCACACCATCCGTCTGATACCTCTCATATAATTCATCTATGAGTGCTTGAACGGAACGGAAAAATGTATGGTTCATAAACTCTGGAGTTATCATCCCATATATGTTCTGAAATACTTTACCTTTGAATTGGTCATAGTCCATATCTATTCCCAAATCATTTTGTATTTGTTCGTATGGGTGATATTCAAATTTATAGTCTAATATCTTTGCCAATAATTTTATATGGAAAGCATCGTAATCAAACTGAACAATCTTTCCACCATCAAACCGTGAACGA